ATCAAATACAACAGTTACTGGCATTGTTACACCAGTTGCGTTCATTACTGTTCCTGCGGTGTTAATTCCTCTAGCTGCCACTCGCTCAATATTCATTCCCGTGAGCGAAACATTCTTGCTCGCATTAATTACGAGGTAGCCTGAAGCTTGTACGGTAGTGTCTGAAAACCAAAATTGGTTTGTTGTCGCTGTAGCATATCTGAGAAATCCTGCGTCTAATAAAAGCACTCCAGTTACTTCATTGTAGTCTTTAAAATATAATCCATACTGGTCGTTATTTCCACCTGATGCAAAAAGATCAGGGTTTCCGGCTATTGCTTTTCCTGAATTTTTGTATAAGTCTATAGTTTTACCCTTTAAACCTTTACCAATCTGAATTGCAATTGTTGATGGTTGAGCAGCCGTACTAGGAGAAGCGTACACTCTGGTATAAATCAACATACCATTAGCATTCATATCCGCATCAGTTTGCGTAGGTCTTGTCGTTGTCTGCGTTCTCGTATTCGTATTCGCTGCGTAAGTGAATGTGATGTAAGTGCCTACAGGAGCATTGCTAAGCGTTGTCAAGTTATATAGACTTGACGGCGCGTATTGCAAAGCTGCTGTGTCTGTACTGAAGGTTTCAGGTGCTGTTAGGATTTGATCGGAGAGTGCCGTTGCTGTAACGCTTATTCTGTGGTTAATAGAAGAAACAATTGAACTGTTCTTAAATTTTAACTGATCTCCGGGTAATGCTCTAAAGTTATGAGATACTGATATTGTATACGATGAAGCTGCTACAGAATCTGCTATTGCAACAACTGATCCATTTATGATTATTGCTGGCGCTGTGTAACTTGCTCCGTTAGACCTAGACCCGTATGTTGCAAACACCGTACATGCTTTAAGTATTGTGTAAACGCCAGTAGTGCTGTCGTATGAGAATATACCGTTACCATATAAGGACGTTAATGTTCCTGTTATGTCAGCATTTGTAAACCCTGAAGTATTAAGCATATAAGCTACTTGACTCTCCGGCTGTGGCACATTCACAAAAGGAGTGACATTCACCCCAGTTACGTTAGGCTTTCCTACTTTCGAGATTGTGAAAGATGCTAGCTCTGGATTTACTTGAGTGCCTACATTAGAGTGAGCACGAATTACATCCCCAGCAACTAAGTACCCTTCCCATGCCACGTTAGCGACCGAATTAGCTACTGAAGTGTTATTTGCCAATCTTTCTGTAGCAGATAAAGACTGTACGTCAGCTGTTAAAGATGATGCGTTTTTAGATATACCAAATAGTATAGATGCTGTAAAAATATCACTGTAGCTTACAGAGTATATTCCACTTGTTACAATAGTAAAGCTTGATCCGGCAGTAGCACTATCCGCATATACAATATCCGCGCCTATATTGTCGCGCACATTGCTGAACCTACGAATGCGTGTACCAGTTGAGCCGTATCCATTTGCAGTATCTACGCGAACACTTGAGTCGCTTTCGCTAAACTGCGGCAATACGTTGGATACTGACACTTGTACTGATTGCTCTTGGAAGCTGAGGTTGAGCTGGTTTGATCCGTTTGCAGTTGGGGTAGTTCCTGCGTAAATACGAATTACATCACCAACATTGACATCACCAGACCAAGAAACTTGACCTCTAATACCAGCCGCTGTAACATCTGTAGCACTTAAAACTTCCGAACCAGAAGGGAAGGCTGTTCTATTTTGTTGATTTCGGCTAATAGCAATTGTCTGAGCACTAGGAAGTACCAAGTTACTAGAAATGTTCAATCTACCAGCCTTAAGCATAGTAATCGCAGTGCCTTCGGTAGTGGTGCTTAGGATGCTAAAAGCGTCTCCACGCAAACGAGTTTGAGTAGTGAACTGTACGATTGTAGATTCAGAACCTGTACCCCTGTTAGAAGCACCTTCAAATCTCAGCTCGGAAGTTGGAATCGTCGCTTTTTGATTGGCGATGACGTTGACTTGCTTGAGGGAGCCTTGATAAGTCGCACTAAAGTTATGCGCAACACTATTCACTAAAGTTGTATTAGAGTCAGGAAATCTAAGAGATACAACATCACCAGCAGATAAGTAGATTGAACATTCCCCATAGTGAATGGATGTTGTTGTATATGGTGATATTAAAATATTTGCTACGCCATTTTTAAATAACTGAATTCTGTTAGAGAGGTTTCCCGTAGCAACTACAACACCAAGAATGCTATAGACTCCTGTTTTAAATACAGTCAGTTGTGACCCATTCCAAGAAAAAGCATCACCAACAGATTGTTGCACTGTACTAAAAGGAATATTTGTTACATTCGCTGTAATTGCTTGTCCAGCGTTTCCTGTTATATATAAATAACTATCAGCTTCCTGCACAAGCCCACTCTGAGTAAGCGGGATTTCCTTAACTTGCGTTGCGGAAAGTCCCGCGCATGGGACTGATGCGAAGAGTGAAACTTGAGTAGACGTTACAGCTACCGCCGTACCTGTTGCCTTACTCAAACTTCCTGTAGTACTAGTTTGAACTCCAAACGTTAAATATGTGACCGAAGGTTCTATTAATGTAGTATTAGAAAAATACAGAGTAGAAGAGTATGTAGTAGACGAACCTCCGATAACTTGAATACTTGGAATTAACGAAGTTCCTGCTGAAGTTAATCCTGCCGGAAGTCCTACACGAGCTTCAACTGCTGTAGGTGTGCCAGAAGTAAACTTACCCCTAATCTCAACATTCTCCCCAACTTGTCTCCACTCAAACTCTACGTTCGTCGGAGTACCGAAGCCTTGGAATGTCGGAGTATAACCCTGCCAAGCAGTAACTACTGGAACCTCAACAGAGGTTTCAAGAAGAGCTGTCTCAGCAAGCTCAATTACAACATCATCTACGTAAGTTTCAGGAAGTCCAGCTTCAGCCAATGCCGTTATTGTGTATGAAAGGCTTGCGCAAGACGCAGGAATTACAAAGCTAACTACTTGACGAGCTGGAAGCTCAGAGAAGTTTAACGTTAATCCAGAAGCTGTGGCTGTAGCATTTTGTGAAATGGTTACAGTTAGAGCTGTAGCATTGATAGAATTAATGATTGAGCCAGTTGGAATGCCAGAGCCAGTAACTCGCTCGCCTACTTTCAGCGTGTTTATAACAGCGTTAGTGAAGCCTGAAATGGTAGGTGATAGATTGGTAGTCGCAAGTCCAGAAATAGCTTGTGAGCCCGTTGTGAGCTGCTCAGAGGCTACAATGTTAACAGCATTAGTTTCATCGAAAATATTAAGTGTGACATCGCCCTGTGGAGCAGAAGATTGCAGCAATAAGCTAAGCTGCATAAGCTGTGAGCGATATTTGCGGTCAACAGAAATTACTTGCTTGAAAGACTGGGGAGAGCCAGATTGATGAATTAAGCGAGCAGTTTGAGAGCCATTAAGGGTATTGCTTGTAACAAGAGCAAGTCCTGTTTGAGTGAATTGAGAAAGTGCTGCGCTGTCAAAGTTTTGAGTAAGCAGTGCATCTATGTTGCCAACGCCTCCAGAGCCAACTTCTGTCCAGCTTAAAAGGTTAGCGTCATATCGCTTAATCTTATTGCTGTCGTTGATGTCGCAAGCAAGATCGCCAGCTTGAGGACTTGTGAGAGTTGTTAGATCGACCGGGGATAGATTTAATCCGTTACGTACACGAAAAAAATTACTCATAAAATTTCATTCTCCATTTTATGTATTATATATTAAGTTGTTATTCTACTGGTTCTTCTTGTTGTTTTGCTACAACTTGAAATTCTCCATTATGTTCATTTACAATTTCCATGATGTCGTAATCAGCTACAGGACCGGGACCGCCATTCTCCAGCTGGTGAGCTTGTGCGGCTTGGTATGCTGCAACTTTAGTAGAAAGTTCTTCTTGTTTAGACGAAATCTCAGATTGGGTCGATACTTCAATAATTTTCATTGTTATACCTTAATGATGTATTCTACGTTAGCGTTTTGTGGACGAGATTCTGTTGAGTCTCCTGTTGCATCTGTCAATACTCGATTCGATGTAGTAGCTTGTGCTCCCGAAGCTATCCAGAAACCACTGGTTGACGGTCCTTGACCGCTAACACCAACTTGGGGTCTAACTTGACTGGAGTTGAATCCTGTGTTTTGTGGGTGAGTATGTGAAGCATTTGCCCCACCTTGTACAGACCCAACTCCAGACCCTGTAGCCCCTCCTGTGTTTGGAGCTGTGCGAGTACCGGCATCTGGATCACGACCAGCAGCCCCTGTACCCATATTATCTGCGCCACGAAGGAATCGACCTCTATAATCTGGAAGGTGGAAAGTTGTCGAGCCATCTCCTTGACCATGCAGAGTGCCAATGGCTGCAAAAAGATTTGCATATGTAGAGCGACTAACTGTAGCTCCATCGCAAAGTAGCCATCCATCTGGAACAGTTCCTCCACCAAATGGAGCGATAGTGCCAGCCGGGATTACAGACCCAACAAGGATTGTTTGCAATGCTGCAGTAGTTCTACCATTCTTTAAAGGCATATGTTATACTCCAAATGTTTTGCGAATATTGTATTTAAGTGAGCCAGTGTAATTAGCACCAGCAATGTTACTGGACGTATAGCGAATTTGTCCAGAAGGCTGAATGCTGAAAACAACTCCAGAATTTTGTCCTGAATAATCATCAGACATAAACCACGTTGTTGCTTGTGTATTATATACTCCACGGAGTTGTCCGGCTTGTGCAACTGCTGATCCACCCGTGTCTGTTTGTCGATAAATCGCGTAATCAATTACAAACGATCTCGTAGCAATTGGATCAATCAAAAGTCCAGTGATATTAGCTGCACTTGACTGGTTATTTGCAATAGTAAAAATAGTTTCAGTATCTGTAATATAGATAGCACCGGCAGAAGCTGCTGGATTAATTACGATTTCGGATGCAGAGGAAGCAATACCGATTGAAACAATCCATTGTCCGTTTAAGCTAGGAGGAGTTAAAGAAATTGCTCCTGGCGTTGTAGAAGCATAATAAAGCTTTCCAGAGGTCAACCCAGAGAAGCCCTTCATAATACCAGAGACTTGGATTTCAGCAATGCTACCAGCTGTAACTACTTTCGTAACAAATCCGATAACATCGATTCGATCATCGTTAGAAGCATCTGCTTTATAAACTCTTCCAGCTGTACGACCAGAATCATTTCCAGTTCCAGAAGAGATATAAACTAGATCATTTACAGCGAGATTTTCCCCGGCTGTGATTTTGACAATACCAGCACCACCGATTGGGACAAGCTCGGCATCGACCACTTGATACATTTGTTTTTCATCTGTGGCGAATACAATTTGTCCGTTCGTTGCGGTAAGAGCATATGTCTCGAGAGCAGAACGAGTTCCTTTCTTAACATCAGAACGAACCGGGTCTTGAATATCAGCACCCTGAATTGTCTTATTTGTTAGAGTTTGTGTGTCTGTAGTACCAACAACATCCCCGGTTGTTCCGTGAGCTGAAGTATCAAGAACATGGATACCGAAATCATCTCCTAAATTGGAAAGATCGGTATCTAGCTCTTCAATTGCATCTTGAACATTTGTAGCAACAATTGTTCCAGAAGGAGTGAAAGTAATTTCAGATGCATCGTTTTGACCAGCAATCTTATCATCTACATACGTTTTAATTGCAAGAGCCGAAGGAAGCTGAGTATCAGTTGCTCCAGCTAGAGTCGTTGAGGTATTTAGAACCCCAGACTTAAGGTTATCTACCACTAAGTCAGTAATTGTGTTATCATCCGCATCGATCGTTTTATTAATGATCGTAGCTGTGTGGTCTTCTGTCACAACTGGAGAAGCAGTGGAACCATTGTGGTATTGTAACTTACCACTAGAGTCGATTACTTCAAGATCACCTTTAGAGTCCGCAGTTGATGTAGACTTAGGAACAATATTAAGACCTTGTAGAAACTTTTTAAATGAAAATGCCATTATATATTCCTATTTTTAAGAATTTAAAATACTTATAGCCCGGTACGAAACAATTCCAATATGATTAATACCGCTCAAAGCTGTTGTAGAAAATCTAATTTGTCCGTTGTCTGTAATGTCAAAGCTAATCTTAGCATCACCTTGAAAGCTTCTAACCATCTCCCATTTCTCTGTAATTGGACGGGAAGCATTGAAACAAATTTCTAGGGTTCCAGCTTCAGAAACTTCCTGAGCATCTGGCGGTCCAGAAGGGTCAGTTTTACGATAAACTGTATAATAAATGGTTGCTGCTCTAACATCTGAGCTTGGAAAAGACAGATTATTTAGATCGACATTTGTTGAAGAGTTATTGGCATCGATATTCTGAGCTTGAGGAGGAACGTCGTAAGTTGCTGTAACTGAGTTAACGGCATCCGCCAAAGCTTCGACAGCTTCAATAACTGAAGGAGCCCAGTTCGGGGAAGCTGCGCTATTGGGAAACTGTATTTCTGTTCCCTTAATGATAATTCTTGGCATATTGCTCCGAAAGACAAGAGTTTACACATACAGTTGTTAATTAGGAGTCTTAAGAAAAATATATCTAAGTTATTGATTTATTGAAAATAAAAAGGGCATCCAGAACGGATGCCCTTGGAAGGATAAATGCTTATTTTTATTAAGCGACGTTAACGATTCCAGTAAGAAGAACGTTCTTGCCTGGAGACATACAGAATACAGCTTGGTCTGTGTAAAGACGGAGCTCGTAAGCTGCAGAGTTCTCAAGATCACGGAAGAACTCTTCGCCCTGACCTGGACGCTTGAATGTGATGTCAGAAGAACCAACACGCATCCAATCTTCGATACAGAGAGCGTAAGCGTAGCCTTCTTTCACGTAGATAGAAGGAACGATTTCGAGGTCACCGTTCTGAGAGTAGAACTTGATAGACTTAGAACCTTGCTCAAGCTGAGCTGCGCTATAAGAGCTGTCAACACGACGAAGAGCAGCGAGGTCTTGAAGGAGGTCAGCCCAACCACGAGGGTTAACAAGAACTGTTACTTTAGAGTCAAGACCCTTCTCAACAGCGCGAGTGATAGACTTAGAAAGCTTCTGGAAGCTAAGAGCACCAGCTACGTTATAGCTATTGCCTTTCCAGAGGTTGTAAGTACCAGCGTTGATGTTGAAAAGTGTTCCAGTGTTCTCGAGAATCTTGTGGATACCAGCGAATTCATTACCGAAAGCACCCTTGTGGTAGATAACGTCAGTGTCGATAACACCGGCAGTAGCAGCAGAAGAGTTAAGAGTAAGAACTCGAGTTTCCATGTTTACAGAAACGATTGTGAATTCACCACGAGAAGTTGTACCAGCAGCGTCAACGATTTCGATTGGCATACCTTCAGCACCAGCGAAGATACCAGGAGCCCATTCAGCAGTTGCGATTGTGATCTGAGAACCAGAAACACCACCAGTAGCAACAACGCCATAGCCTTTTTGACCATAGAGCATGTGGATTTCTAGCTTCTTAGACATAGAACGGAGCATGTTAGCTACGAGATACTTAGTAGCGTCCATGAATGCATTCTTGCCACCAGCAGCACGAGAAGCAGCAACGTAACCAAGGAGTGAACGCATAACCATTGGGTTACCACGAACTTGAGCATCCTTAATAACACCGGCAACAGCTGGGTTAAGGTTGAAAGCGTCATCGTCAGATGAAGCGAAAGTTACACCGTGCTCCATACCAAGAATAACTGGCTGGTGGAACAGGTTACCGCCCTGCTTGTCTTTAGAGATGAACTTGATGAGGTTTACGAGTTTAAGACCTTCAGGAATGAGCTCATGTAGAGAATCTGCATAAGTTTCTTTGAAAAAACCGTTTAGATTACCAACGGTATTGTCTGGGGTTGAGAACTTGTTAGCTGACATAAATAATTTCCTTTAAAATTTGTTGTTTTTTTTTGTTTTTGACATCTCGTTCATATTACTTCCCACCCCTTGGTATCATCGAGTCCTGTTAAGGATATCAAGAATCGCCGAATTCTACATAATATTACAGAGTTATCCAATGGTAGTTGTTAAAATTTATTGAGCGACCCTTAAAAAATCAAGGATCGCCCAAATTTCAATAAGTTAGAAACCAAAAAACTCTTTCATTGTCTTAGGTTTGGCTTCAGTTTGCTTCTTCTCAGAACGCTGCCCAACGTCCTTAATCGCAGACTTAACTGGAACTGGTGGCTTTTTAGCTGCAGACACTCGATTCTTACGAAGAGCTGTAATAATGTCATTTCCAAGAAGCTTTTCAATCATTTCTGGAGGGAGTTGACGAAGAAGTTCTTGAACATCAGACATCATTTCCTCACGAATTAGAGGAATTACGTCTTTTGGTTCAACATCCAACCCATTTTCAACAGCTTCGATCATATATTCAGTCATTTTCTTGACAACATATGGAGATTTAGGCAAATCTGAGGCTTCTAGGGCACTAGACATTAGGTTATCGTAACGCTCAAACTCTCTTTCTGTAAGCCTTTCAAGCTCTTGGCGAGCCATTTCTTCTTTTTCTCGCTGTCTTTCTTCTTCTAGTTCCTTAAGACGCATCTCCAAACGCTCTTTTTCGATCTGTTCTGGGCTTTTTTGAGCATTTTCGATCTCTTCTTGTAGGATTTCAGCAGCAAGTTGCTTAACATCGATCCCAATTGCTGGATTTTGCAGAGCCTTCTTTGGATTTGTCTTCAAATCTTGCAAAAAAGCCTCAACTTGGTGTTCAAATTGGCTCAATTCCTGTGCTTTATGCTGAGAAAGCATAGCCATTTGACGCTGTTTTACTAGCCATTCTGCGTGCTCTTCTGGAACTTCGAAAGGAAGGTCTTCTTCAATTTCGCGACCATTAAACTTTAGCTTAAGTTTTTTAAGCATTTTGCGTTGCTGAGCAGCTTCTTGGGCTGCTTGTTGAGCTTCGATCTCAGAACCTTCATCTGAAGATTCATCAATGGAGTCAGCTTGAGATTCTTCGGATACGCCACCACCAGATGATGCGTCACCGGCTTCATTAAGAAGCATAGCACGTGTAAACATAAATGTCCTTTTCCCCATGGTTTGGGATAAGCGGGCTTGATTACCCTATTAAAGCCGTCCGTAATTGGATAGGCTATAAAAAGTTGTTAATTATCAAAGCTAAATTGATTACTAGAGAACCAAAAAACAAATACTTGTATTTTTTGACTTTATCTCTGTTTGTTGAAAGCTTTTTTGGAGCTCTTTTTGGATTACTTCTATCTAATACTCTTATTTTCATATAATAAATCGTGAATATCTTTTGGTGTTATTAAATTAAAATCCTTTTTAATATCATATCCTTCTATTGAAAGTATTTCTGCAATAATTTCAGAACAGTTTTTACCTTTTTTAAAGTAATTGTTCTTTATATTTAAAGATTCTGATATAAAAATACCAATATTTTGTAAAAATCCGTATTCATATCCAGCGTGATCTACGCAATACTGCATAAGATGAATATAATTACATTGTTTTATTTTGATATCGTAGGAAGCTACTTCTATCGAATGTTCATTCCAGGATTTTTTACCAATAAAACGAACTCCAGAGCCAACTGCTTCGTAAATAAGCACTCTATTTAGTTTTTCGCTGTGAAATTTAATGTAAACGTGACTATATGGAGTTCTCATATAAGTTCTTAATATTAAACTTCCAAACTTATATGGACTCTTAGCTTTAGAAAATCCAATAGTTATTCTTTCCACATCAATCCCAGCCTTTTGATTGTAAAAAACTAGTTATTTGTGAAGAACCGTAATTAAAAATATCAGCATGATCTGGAAAATTAGGAGCACTTACAATTAATATACTTCTAGCTGTTTTTAATGCTCCGGTTTCAATTAAGCTCTTAATTCCACCAACGCTAGAAAGAAGCGCAGCTACGTTAACCGGAGTACCTTGTGATGCCAATTGAAGATTTCTAGCACCCATTCTATTAACAAGTTCTAGTGCTAAAGCAGAACCAAAAGCTTGCTGTGTTCTTTGTTGTTCATCGGGAGAAACTGGAACTAATATATTACCATCTAAAATCCAGCCAGTTCTAGGCTCTGGTAAACTATCGGTTATATCAATAATACTATCCCATTCTCTTATGTGATTAACATACTCAACTTCATCTATATTATCAATAAGCAAAACTGTGTTATTTTTTAAAAAAGCATATTTTCTAATCATAAATCCTTCTTAGTAATTTCTAAAAATTCGAAATCCTGTCGGAGTCTAGATGCATTATCAAAAATTCCAAGATGATTAACATAAATTCTATCTCTATATGTAACACCTAAGCGAATAATAGTTGCCTCTATCATTATAGTATCTCCTCCTAAAAAATCCAATCCAGTAAATGTTGTTAAGGATGGATTAATAAAGAAGTATGAATTTGGTAACAATGACCCATTAATAGATGTTAAATAGTCGTCGCTCCAAATAGAACCTGATGTTTTATAAAGATTAAATACGCAAGTATCTGCATTTGCAATGCTTGCATTTTTTTGATCGTATAAATAAGCAGCTATTTTAATATTATTGAACGTGTTGTCGTCAAATTTTGCTGCTATTTTTACAATTTGGTTGCTATTATTAAGTTCACTATTGGGTCCAAATAAAAATTGCCAATCTTCGGTTAAGTTCACAATATAACGAGAAGAATGATCAACTTTCAACCATTGATTTTCTTCATTTTCATCTTGTGCTACTAACTTTCTAATTATTGGCATTATGTACCTAAAAGTGTAAAGCCTTTATAAGATACTCTCTCAACTCCATCAACAATAACTCCAATTCTAACAGAATAGTGTGTTAAATCTGTTAATAAAATTGCAGAAACTGGTGTTATTTGGAATCTACCATTAATATCCGCAGTAATTCCTGTTTGTGATAAACCAGAAACTGGATTTCCAGCAACATCATAAACCTGATAAGAAGCAGTTCCAAGATTATTTGTTTTTACATCGCCATTAGCAGTAACCCAAATTGTAGCTTGGAATTGATTTGCTGAATTAATTGAAAATTGAGCTTTTGGTTCATATTCTGGAACTCCAAAAGTCAAAGGAACATTATCATTAATTAATAGCCCATCTACTTCTGCTCTTATGTGAGCAAAATAAACAGAAGATTGTAAATCTAAAGATGTTGCAGAGATTGGTGCTATAACAAAAAATCCTTCAGAATTAGGAACTATTCCAGATTCTGTTAAACCAGGAACTGCGATACCATTAGAATCATGAACGTAGTAGTAACCATTACTAATTCTAGATGAATCCATAATTCTAGAACCATTAGCTTTCGACCAAAGAGCACCAACTAATTGGTTATTAGCATTAATTGAAAATCCAGCATCTAGCGCATATATTGGAGTTTGATTTATTAAAGGAATATAATTAACTCGAGCTTCTCCATCGACGAATATTGAAATTCTGATTTCATAATGCTCTAATTGTGTAGATATTTGGTTTGAAACTGCAGGAAAAACATATAATCCTTGAGCATTTGCTAAAATTCCAGTACCAGACATTCCAGAAATAGCAACCCCTGCTTTTGAAAATATTTGATAAGATGCTGTACCAAGAACAGCTGATGGTGCGATAGCCAAACTTTCGTTTTTATTAGCCCAAGCTGTCAATCTAAAATCATTATTCTCGTCAATTGAGTAAACAACTTTAGATTCATACGTGTCTATTGATGTTAAAACTCCAGTAGAAATTACATTTAAGGATACTGTATTTGCATCTCTATTACCCAAGGCATCTACAGCTCTAACTCCAACATAATAAGTTATTCCATTTACAAGAAATGAACCATCTGGTAGAGTAAAAATATCAAACTGCAACTTATCTGTTATTGCTGTAATGTTTGCAGTATTGAATAATCCAATTGAATTTGAAGCTTTTATATAGATTTCGTATCTAATCGGAGTGTCAGGATCGGTGGCAACGGACCACCCAGCTCTAATCTGTCCTCTAGATTCGACATCTAGAAAATTAATTCCAGAAAAAGTTGGAGGAGTTAGGTCTACTACACATGCTTGTGATGTAGACATATAAAAATCATCACTAACAAATATATCTGACATCTTAGCTCTCCTTCAGACTAGGACGAATATCTACACCAGGAGGAGTTGTAAACGTATATCTAATTAAAGTTCCAACTGTATTAGGAATAGTACCCAATGGTAACCAACTAATTCCATTATCTGTAGAATATTCAAAATTCCCAGAATTTGTAGAACTGTCTGCAGTATTTAATAAATTGTTTGAAAGATCATAAGCTCTAAAATAAAGAGTTGGGACAGAACCAACATAAACTTCTTTTAATCTAAAAGCTACTCTAGACGGAGTTAAATTACTAGATAAATCTCTAGAAAATTCCCAGTTATCTGAAATTTCAAAAAGAGATTCTAAACTTAAATAAATCTCAGAAATTTGTCTAGGAATTGAAGCACCTAATTGAAGAGTGTTAAATCTAATTTTAAATTGAACTTCATTTCCGGTTGCAACTGAGCTAAGATCATCCCCAAAAGGAATTTGAACCCATCCGCCAGATATAGAACCAAACCCTGATGTTCTATAGAATAAATCAATACTACCAGTGTCTCCGGATAATTTTTCACAAAGAGAAACAAGCTTGTAAATTGAACTAGGTGTATTTAAAACTCTTGTAACAATATACGAATAATCAAAAGAAGAATCAGAACGTAAATCACAAAGAATATTACCCCTTTGACCGGAAGACGATGCTGTTACAGTTAGCCACCCATCTTCAATATCCATTGCCGAAATTGAAATAAATCCAAGCCCTTGTCTAACAGACTGAGGAAATCCTTCTCTATAAATATTAGATAGACGACCAAAAACTTTATCGATTTGGTTATTTACTACTTGTTTCATTACAAAAACTGTACCACTTGTCAAATAAACAGCTCTATCTAGAGCATTACTCCATGTCGCCAATGTAAGCGTCGGTGCTGTTATTTGATTAACTGTACCCAAAATATTAGATGTAACTAAAGATGTCCAAGTAGTTGCTCCTGGTGTAAGCTCAGAAATTCTCCCCAAGTATAGGTTACTTGAAGTACAAAAGAAAATACATGGTTGACCTGCGTTTGTTGTATGTCCAGGAACAGCATAATCTTCAGAATCTGACTGAATTAATGTACCAGTTAGAGCTGGCAAGTTACCAGTTTTATGTACCCAAGCTGATCCACTAGTTCCAAATGCTCGACAAATATCAACAGTTCCATTTGTTGTAATATTAATTGCAGCACCTCCAGTTGTAGCTGATAACTGATATGTGGTTGCTGTGACGTTACGAACAAAATATGTAGTGATATTTGTTAGACCAGCACCACCTGATAAATTTGTTAAAAACACAGGATCGCTGTTTTGGAAAGTATGACCAACGTGAGTTATGGTATCAGCAACTGAATCAATAACAAGTCCAGTAGAAAGCGGACAATCTAGAGTTGCATTTGAGCTATATACATAGAACTGATGGGTTGCTGAAACGCCATTATGTACGTAAACTCTGTTATTTGGACGATCTAAAGTAACCCCAGCGGATGCTGTATTTAATTGAGAAACACCGATACTAGAGGGGTCTTGTAAAAGATATGTTGCTTTTTGATTTGAGCCAGTTGCAAATGGGAAAAGAGTAGAACCTGTTGGTAAAAAATCAGAACGATCTACATTATTGACACAATAAAGACCTCCGTTAATTAAAACAGAAGCAGTTGTAGCTAAAAAAATTCTCCAACCAGATACACCATCATCAAGTACTTTAAACCCACGGAATACGTGAGTAGTAGTTGCTAAATCAGCTAAATTCATACGAATTTGACCAACAAACGTTTTTGTTCCTGTTTGTAGATTTACTTCATGTAAAGAAATAAAAGAAATACCACCAGTCTCTGCTCCAATAGAAAAAAGTCTACCATTTGGTGATAGGTAAGATAAAACAGGTACAGTTGTACCGGCTGTATCAGCAACTGTATCAATAAACTCATTTAGTGGTGGTCCCAAAACAACAGAACCCTCTACTGTTTTTTGATTAACTCGACCTTGAATTGTAGTTTTTGTTTGATCGTAAGATGTAACTACATTCTGAAGAAGGTTAGCTGTAATAGATTTCATATAATTTCACTCCAAGTTTCTGAATCTCTTCTGTATTTATTACCAATTAAGGTATATGTAAAAACTCTTCTAACTGTTATTCCTGGAAAAGTATCGCTTGTATAATTAATTTGTACTATTCTTTGATCTTTTGTTCCAAAGTCAGCATAAATAAACTCAGCATTCCTGTCATGGCTGTCTAATATTTGTTGTCTAGCATTGTAAACAATTCCATATTTTTGACCAGACTGAGTACCATCCAAACTACCAACCAACTGAATATTATCTGCAATTGGTTTAGTAAACGCATCGATTTGTTGTGTTACTTCTATTGGTGTTTGATCCGAAGAAAGTATTACACTGATCGATTCACTGGCTGAATTTTGACCTAAATTCGGTAACTTAGAAGCAATTTCGCCAGTTGAGTCATTAATAGTTGTTAAGAAGCCATTAGTAATATCTTGATTGTCAGTAGTTGCTAAATTATTTGGTAAATTATTAATATCAATAGGGTTTTGAACAGAAACTGGAACAGGATTAGAGTTTGTAACTGGAGAGTTATTTACTGAAATATGTGATGTAGTTTGAAGATCAACTGGATCGATTTGAAAAACTTCAATCGATGATTCATTTGCGTCAATTTTAACGCCAATATCACCATCGCTGTCTATAGCTAATGTATTTCCAGAGTTCTTATCTCCGATATGTACACCATCTTGATCTGGATCAAGTTGAACGTCGATGTCGGCATTAACAATTGTTGCCTCTGCGTCCGTTCTTATTCTTCCAGTTGTTTCATCATAAGCCCCTTGAAGGACTTGACCCGCATCTAACTTAGTTGGATTTGGTGCTGACATTATTTAGCCTTATGCTTAAAATATTCAACTTGTCTTAATCTTTTTTCTGCCGCTTTTTTAGAAGTGTATTTCCCAAGATTTTTGCCCTTGCTCGACAATACCTTGTAAAGCTTGCCAAATTTTCGTATCATTTATTTTCCGAGCATTTTCTTTAATTTAGCCATTCTTCCTGGAGATTGAGCATAAGCTTTTCTTGCTTTATCTTCAGCAAGCATCATACGCTCTTCTTCTGAATTACCAGCTTGTTCTGGCATAAACGCATCTGCTGCAATCATTCCTAAGCCCACTGGAGTTGTTCCAGCTCCTATTTTTGCTGCTGTCGCCAAAGCTGCTGGAGCTGCTTCAATAGCATCTCTTCCAAGCTCTTCTGCTGCCATTGCTGGATCGCCAGACACAGCACCAGCAATAACACCACCAACAGGAATCATTCCCATAGCTTTCTTTCCAACCATCTTAATAATATCAGCTTTTTTTGCAGCATCAAATCCTTCTCCTGCAACATCTTTAATTTTGGAGATTGTTCCACCACCAACATTGATACCAGCTCCGCGATTGAGCTTTTGAAGATCATCTCCCATTTCTGAAATAAGAGCATCTTTTTTAGCATTCATCATATCTCTAAGTTGCTGTCTTTGTTGCATAGTAGCACCAGACTTAGAGAGCTGAAGATCGTATTCTTGATACAAATTATTAATTCTATTTAACTCATCTTGAAGTTTTCTACGATCGCTCATTTTTTATTCCCACCCTTTTTACCTTTAGTAGAATATTTTGTGCTACTTTTTGACCAAAGATTTTTACAAGCCCAGTGACGAGCTGTTAATTTATCTGTAGCAGTGTCGCAATTATGGCGAGCTCTAAAATTCTTACGGGCTTCGTCAGAATAATTAGAACCATAATCAGACGCTCCGTAGTGGATTATCTTCTCTTTTCCACCTTGACAAGCTTTAACCATTCTTTTCTTTTCTGGCTTATAAGAAGGTCGAGGTTTATTACATTTCATTGTTTCGCGCAAACGTGCGAATTTACTCTTCTTCTCCATTTCCCATCCCCGTAAATAAATCTTGAATATCTGGATAAAACTCGTTAGTTTTTCCACCTTCGGTCAATGCAACCTTCATTGCTTTTTTTGCATCTCCAACCGTTTTATGCTTATAAAGCTTTGGATTTGCTTTAATAATTGCAGCTGGTAGAATTTTTTCAATTGGAGTATCGTCAGAAGCTTCTAAAAACTTACGACCTCTACCTTTACCCAAATTATAAAGAGCGTATCTATCAACAACGTCAGCAGTTTTGTTTGATTGTGCTGCAATTTGTTTGATAGTTGGTTCGTTCATATTTATAATATCTGAAGCCAATTCCTGCTGAACATTTCTATCCATAATTCTCTTTTCAGAACCTGGGCGAATCATTTTTGCTAGATTTGGCATAACTTGCATAATACCAGAAGCAGAACCGCCACCCATGTTTTTTTCGTATTTACCATGTTGTGACTCTAGACCACCAATCATAGCAGCTTCTTCTTTTGATAACTTAGTAGAATGAGAAATTCCTCGATAAACATCTCGAGGTTTCTTCTCAACATAATTGTCTCGCTCCTTTGCTTGGAGCAATTTCATTAATTTATCTAGCATACTTTTTCTTAATTCTTTCTGCTCGCTCGCGTTTAAGGTCTTCTAGTTCTTGTAAATCATCTTCTAATTTTGGTTCAGAGTATTCTTCTGAATCTTCACGAACCTTTCTTTCCATTACAAATGCGTGAAAAATATCATTTATAGGATTACTTTCCAATTCTTCTTTTTTCTTGTCTTTTTTCAATGCACCAAATGTTTTACCAAATTTCATTATACTGCCCTCGGATCAATTGCTGGATTTGGAAGAAGCTCTGCCGGAACCTCAACTTCTCTAGGAGCCTGAGCTTGAACTCCTCCTGTCATTTGTGACATCTGATCTGCTGGACTTCCAGCTGGACCAGGAACTGGTTGTTCACCTGGAGGAGTCATAGGAGGAACTTCTTGTGGAGCTTGTGGATTCTGTAGAGGCTGTTGACCAATAAGACTGAGTAAGTCTGGATCAGCAGTTCTAAGAATATCAATATGTTCTTGTATGTGAGCTTGAACCTTAGCAAGAAGTTCTGGATTTTGGCGAAGCTCTGGATCATTAATTACAGATTGGTGCTCCATAATATGAATTGAGTGTTTATCAAGAAGTGCAGCAAATACATCCTTACCCTCAAGAAGCCACTCATTCTCGCGCTTAATAAGCATAAGATCAGATAGATCGCCTTCAATCATGGTATCAATACGACCAGTTTCAATAACCATGAAGTATTGTTGTGGATTTTTAATAAGCTGCATTTGTGCAAGCTGTTCAGCCATCTGAACTCGACCAGCAGTTGTGCGGGCTAGAGGATTACCAACGTCAACGACAACTCGCTTAACGTCTTTAATCATATCTCCAGTAAATTCTTTGAGATATGGTTGTTTATTTTTACCAACCAATGCAATTAGTTTTGGAGTTTGTGCAAAATCTTTTAGAATTTCAATCAAACTAGTACCAACTCTTTCCAAGAATTTCACATAGTTCTTCTGAAAACCAGACACAAACTGGAGAGACATAGATTGGACGAGGGCTAACGCAGATGCTGAGCGAAGACTAGCCTCTGGCTGCCCCCGTGTAACGGAGCTTACGCCCGTAATTGTTTCAGATGCTTGTACTAGGATATTCAAAAAGTTAAATGTTTCTGGAGCAGTTGCGGTAAGTTGGAGAGGTTCTGGTTTTGCATTACCTTCAACAACATTTAGACCGCCAGAAAGTTGAGCAACAGACAAGTCAGCTCCGCGCTGAACAAATAAATTCTGAACATTAAATGCGTTATTATTTGTCATAATAGCAGAATACATAGAGTTCATTGCTTCCTGAATAGGAAATACATCGAACATATCTGTATAGCCATATGGAGTACCCATAATAGTCGATGGACTTAAATGGAATACAGGAATACCTCGATAAGGCATATCTAAGTCTAAGAGAATACAGTCGTCGGATAAGAAAAGAAGATAACGACCTTCAGGCATTGCCTCTGTTTTCTTGTGGAAAAATTCATAAACCGGAATATCGTCGGTATCGTCATTGGAAAAGATATTAACACGATACTGAGACTGAGCATTCTTAGCAGGAATTGCACGAATTTTTTCTTCAAGATCAGGATATTTTGCAATTAAATTAAATCGGTTTACAAACGTGCGAGCAAGAACCCACTCTTGTTGACTCCAGCTTTCTTTTGTTCCATCGACTACAACATCCAGTGGACTAAGAAGACTAAACTCAAGCTCTCCTTCATTTACAGGAGCTCCAGTTTCTGGGTCAATATCATATGTTTCGCCAGCAGTAGCGTTCCATTCCATTTTCAAAAAGGAACTACCAAGAACAACAGCCATTTCAACTGCGTCATAAATACGATCTTCTAAACCCTTTTCTCGCATATAGTAATCAAGAATGCCATTAGCTAGATATGTCTGAGAGAGGGATTTGTAGTCAGAATTTATAGCTCTAGCTTCTAGAGTTGGACGGTTAGCTGTAATCATATTATACATATGGCGAGCTAGGTTTCTGAAGTGGTTTACTGGAAGACGAACAAGCTCACCTTGCTCACCAGTAAAGGTAATCTCGTGCGAATCATTTCCATCGCCGTTAAAATTACCGTAATAGTAGCGATACATATCTCGAATTTTATCAAGATATCTATTTGAATTTAGTGTATTAAAGAAAGTTTCTGACTTCTTTAAAAGGTTTGCTGCTGTTTTTTCGGGCTCTTGTGCAGCAAAATACTTTAATGAATCACTCACAGTAACTCCTTAAAATTTATTAAGAACTCGTGCTAAATCTTGAATAGGAACAATGTGATTGTCTCTTTCTTGTTGAGTTGAGCCAGCAAAAAGAACACCAATAACATTTCCGTATTTATTTACAACTGGACTTCCTGAGTTACCAGGATAGGCAACTGCTGTTGTTGCAAAAGATGGGTATGATCTAACACAAATAAATTCAATTCCTAGTAGAATTTGCATAATTGGAGGAGCTTCGATAACTTCTCCCTTGCACTGAGCTCGACTTTTTACATTGTCGATTAAATGAACAGTATCTCTACCAATAAATTCCCCAGAAGATACGGTAAGTTGGCGAAGTCCTGGGTGACCGACAATATGAATAATTTCGCCTTTTTTTGGGATTGATCCAATATCTAGGGAGTCGAGTCTAGAATCTCCTTCAATAAGACAAAGATCATGAATGTTGTCTTTATAAACAACGCGCTTAAAAGCGGTGATCCCATCTTGTTGGGAAACTTTCATCCAACCGTTAATAGCAGCATCGCAAACGTGCTTATTGGTCGCGATGAACTCTTTTCCAGAAGCAGCTTTCACAGCAAAACCAGTTCCTCCGCCCTTTTCATCAGGACGAAGAACTTGGACAACAGACTGTCCAACCTCATATCGAAGATAGCTATTATGTAACTGAGGAGCATTGATCGCCAAGAACAGGGTCGCCGATGCTGTGACGATGGTAGCTATCGCGATTTTGATGTGTTTAAGCATTTGTTTTCCTTTTATTAACATGCTTATAGTTGTTAAATAGAAACAATCAACGCTTTTTCTTTACACCAAAAATTTGATTATAAATCTCTACGTGGGAATTGTTATAAAACTTGCTTCTATTTTCGATATGCATGTTATTGATATTATGACCATAACCCACTGGATAAGGATTTTTGCGGTAGTTTACGGCACGGACAAAATACAATAAAGCATCTACAGCATCGTAGTGACCGTCATCTGGAGACCTAGCAAATTCATCTTTTGAACTCTTATCCTTCCATCTACAGTTTTTTAAATGACGAATTAAATTCTCACATTTTGGACTAATAATAACTTTATGTCCAGCCAACATAACTCGTAACCTATTGATATTAGATAATTTATGATCTTTAGCTGCCACAGAAAAGGAGAGTTGACCATCAGAAGCTATATTAATTTCTTGTAAAACAAATGGATTGATATCTGATACGCGACTATCTGGTTCAAATTGTTCATTTGTAAGAGGATTTGTCCAAAGCTCAGCCTCTTTATCCATTATTTCTCTAGTAAAAACAGGCAGATGGATTTGTTTACCATTTTTTACTATCTCGTCCTGGATTATAATTTTATCTTCCCTGAAGTCGTAATATCCAAATAATACAACGGTCAAGTCCTTGAATCCAATATCCATGGCGACATATCTATTGCAAAATGGAGGAGTTGGATGTTCCTTTACTATTTGAGAAAGAAGCTCATCGTCAACCTCCGGGAGAACAGACATATTCTCATCTTTAACCATTTCACATAGATACTCTCTACGGAACTGTGTATTATAAATACCACCACTGAATTTAGAGATGATATTGTCTATCTGTCCCTTGGTTAGTAGTGGGTTGTCGTAAACTGTTTTCTTTGTAAGAAGTTTGTCTTTTTCCGCCCTTTCAATAAACTGAACAAATTCATGATCTGGATCAGACGGAGGGGTTGAGGCTAGTACAATCTTACCCCCAGTGTGTGTTGTTGTCGGTAGAAGAATAGACATTACGTTATTATCAAGATTAGAACAAAACGCAGCCTCGTCAACTAGAACCAAGTCAGATTTTTGTCCACGTAGTCTTTCTGCAGAGTTACCATCTGAACCAGCCAGCTGGATTTGGCTACCATTCTTAAAAACATAAACATACTGAGAGGGGATATATTCTGGCTTAATGTCTTCTGGACAGTCATCGAATATCTGTCTAAAAATAGGTTCAAAGATTGTTTTTACGTGGAGCTTTGTATCGGTCAGAAGCTTGACAATCGCATTTGGCTTAGAAAGACATTCCATAACCGCAATGAGTCCGAGACAATAGGATTTACCTGACTGACGAGCAAGAAGCCACACCATGATAGAGTTATCTGGTGCATTCTTATAAATATCGTACATCTCTTTCTGATTGACGTGCATTTTATATTGGATTAATCCACGCCTCCAGAGCTCAGCTTTGGCTGCTTTAGCAGATATCGCCGCTTTCTTTACCTCATCAGCCACGATTATTGCTCCTCTTTACTTCCAGGACCAAGTGACTCCATAAACTTCAACAAATCTTCATTGCTAAGTTTCTCAACCTTTTCCTCTTCAGATTGCTGAGCAGCCTTGCCTCTAATAGATTGAAGCATCTTTAAAAAGATTTCACTTTTCTTTGTTTCTTCTAAAGTAAGCTCGCGAGTTAAAGCCATGTTTTTAATCATTTCCAATTGAACAAGACAGATCGTTTCCTCTGCTGTTGTTGAGAAATCACCTTTAGCCCCACCAGACAAAGCCTTGAGCTGTGCATTTTCTAAAAGAATCCTTTCATTTTCTGCAGCAAGCTTTTCTATTTCTCGCTTAAGTGCATTGATTTCTTTTGTTTGATTAATTATAGTGGTTTGCTGGGCTTTAATATAAGCTTTTTGCTCGTCTTCGGACTTACTATATGTTTCTACTAATTTATCAATTGAATCATTTTTTTCACTCATACTATTAAAACTCCTATGATAAATAAAATTAGATTACTTACGGCGACTGAAAATTGCATTAGCTGTTCCGAGGGTAAGCTCATCTTTAAGGTATTGGAAATCTTTTTTAAGCTTCTCATTGTCTTCTTTTAGTTTAATAATCTCATCCTCAGACTCGTCTTTCTTCAAATTGCTTTTAACTACACAGACAACATCGAAGCAAACAAATGCAATTAAAGACAGAATTGCAACAGTGCTTGTCTGAGCTCCGGGATTAAATAAACAAATTAGGCAGGATAAAATGAACAAAAGAAGGAATGAGGCTCGAACGACCTTTCCATAACTTAGCTTACTAAAATCAACGTTAAAATATGAGAGGAAACTTTTGCGTGACTGGCTCTCATTGTTTGATCCCACTAGGGACTCTCCACCTTGCATACGTGCTCTCCAGATAAGTTGTTAATATACCCAGCGTCTTTTTCCAACACGCAGGTCTAGGTGTAAAAATGTTTTAGCTGTTCCAATGCTATCAAAATGCTTTTCTGCTAGCTTTAGGAATGTTTCTATATTTCTATCTTGAGGAACTACATCTACCGCATCCCCAAGCTCATGGGTTGACTTCTTTGCAACAATCGTAGAAACCTTAGCCGACTTGAGAAACTCCTGATACTTAGAACATCTATATGCCGATGTTATAATCAAGGGCTGTTTAGCCTCCTTTCTCATAAGATCAAGGCGAACAATCATCGTTTTAGAGATTCTCTGAACCTTACAATCTGGGAAATTGCATTTACAAGCAAACTCTTTTCCAGAGAAGTACGGCGAAAAAGCAGGGTTCTCGCCCTTATTCCAAACATAATATCCATTGTCTTCCTTAGCTGAGCTACCAGACTTCTTAGGCTCAGAATTTGGCGTTTCTGAGGTCTCTTTGGATGATTTTGTATGGTAGGTAAATAGGTTCATTATTGCGTTTAGCATGATTAAAATACTCCTCGAGTTCATCTAGCACCACTCCCTTTAGCTCCGTTGCCGCAGCAAGAACATCATCGAACTCCTCATCTATAAACTCAATTTCCTCTGGTTCATTACCCAGGTAATTAAGCTCTTCTAGGAGCTGACCTAATAATTCAATCTTAAGTGTTAGACTCGGGTTTTCCATTTTTTCGAATCCGTCTCATGTTGTTTCTAGCTCTATCAGCCTGACAGTCAGGACACTTCCTACCGCACCACTGCTGTCCCTTCTCATCAACATACTTCTTATCCCTTCCATTAGGATACTTACCAACATATCTTCGAACCTTAATCTTTTCACAAAGACGACAGGTCGATAGATCGGACTCAATCTTCTTGTCTAAATCTTCATCCATATATATCACCTCGTTTCTATTTAAGTTGTTAAAGTTTCTATACTCCGACCTTAACTCTAGTAGAAATCTACCGGTCGGAGATTTCGAGGCGCGCAAGAATTTCTATCTCCTCCCTTCGATTTCGTTTCTAGCCATGTTTCTATAATGCGGATTATCTTCAAAAAAGTGTCGGGATTTGTAATTCCCCCTCTAGTATATACAATAACTTAGGTAGTGCGTGCTCAATGTGTTTCTAGCCGTGATTACAGGGGGTTATAGCATGTTTCTATATTTGAAATGTTGAGGTATATGTGTGTGATATACAAGCACCCGTGACCATCGCGGACCCATAGGGGTGGCATCATCATTCGTCTTTTCCCATCTAGTTTCACATACTTACCTACTGTTTGGCATATCATACAACTGTTGTTTGACTCAACCTACTGTTGTCCTTATATATATACAACATTTTGACGGGCTATCCTATAGTTGGTTGACCGACCGACTGTTCGATACACCAAACAAGCGTTAAATGCCCCTACTCGGGCTTATACGGCGTTTTTAAGGTGCGGGCTATACCTATGTCGCCATGATGGGGTAAAATGCTTTTAAAGGGCAACTGAAGAGAGGAGAAGAACCTTAGGAGATGAGGAGTGATTAATTCTCCATACACTCAGCAATATAATATAATTCCAACATACTGAGATTATTATGGCATTATGGCATGGTATAGCAACGGATAGGAGAGTTAGGAAACAGAGCTAAGTAGTTGATTTTACATACATCCTATACCTCTCTCACACTAACCTATTGAATTCACATACATCATCCTAGACACTTAACCTAACCTATTGAATTTACATACATCCAGATGCTATCTAGTTGATATTATATAGATCCATGCTTAAGCTATTGAATTTACATAGGTCTATCCTTATATATATGGTTAGATATAGTGGGCTTTCTTAAGTTATTGAATTCACATAGACCCATAGAATATACGCAGTATTTTTTATCTTTAGAGATGCCTCGTAAGTTATTGAAACAAGTGGAAATTTTGCAGTTTTTTTGAGTGAGCTTTATTTTTTTGGTGCAATTGAATTCGGGTTTTGGTAAGATGGTTTTAACGAAGCGAACGAAGCGAGTCAATAACGACAAGCTTCAATCGGGAGTTTTAAGATGGTTGCTTTTTGTGTTGTTTGTTTGGTGTTTATTGTAGGTGCTGAATTATTTCGCTTGTAAAATAAAACGAGGTGCAGTATGATGACTAGAGAAGAGATGCTGCTTCAAAAAAAGATTGAAGCGCAGCTTAAGGCAGCTAAAAATGCAGAAAAAACAAAGAGCTGTATTAAAGCTGGCGCTAACTTACACTCTCAATGGGGTAGAGTAGTGACAAATGAAAAAAGACTCATTGACAATGGACATTACATGAAGTCTAATGAGCGAGCACGGCTTGATTATTTGCGGGAGCAAGTAAGAAAAGCAAAAAAAGAAAAAGAATCTGCTAAAATTGTGCTTGTAAAAAAAGTGTAGTGGGTGTAAAATAGAAACAAGACGAAACGGCTAAACAGCCGTCGTAAGGTGGAGCCTTACCTGATGAGTCTAAAAAACTAATTAGGCTGTACGGATGCAGCAAAAATAATCAAAAGAAAGTCCAACAAATAGTTGGCAGTAGGTAGAAGAGCGTCCTTGCGCAACAAGACGAGCTGAGAGGCTACCTATGTTCACCGGAAAAAGATCAGGCTAAACTATTCTTTTTCTTGGGCGTGATTTAGCTAATAAGGTGTGAACCACAAATAAACGGCTAATATCACTAGGACTGATACCTGACATGGGAATGAAGGGTATTGGTTAGAAGCGGGGAGGCAAAAATCTCCCCTTCCTTCGTAAGATGTATGTCTTACCTGATGAGTTCAAAAGAACGAAAAGGAAATAAAATGAGACCATATAACTTTTATGCTGTATATGTTAATGGTAAGTGGAAATTTTATAATGCTTGGACTTTTTATACAGGAAATAATAAGCCTAGATTTTATGATTATATTGGATTAGAAGCAAAGACTAGATACTTAGCTAAGAAAGAATTAGCCGCTCGCATAGCGTGAAATTGTAGGTAAATAAAGGCAAACCTTCAAAATTTATATTGTCAAACGATTGATGTCATGGCTATGTCAAGCCGACCTAAATGAAATCAATTGTTTATACCCTACCTCTAGGCTCCTGAGCTTAATAGCTTGGGAGCTTGTCTTTTAAGGAGACAAAATGAAAGCTCTATTTTTCTGGCTTGTTCCAGTGTCTATGTTTTTTCTATTAGCTACAATGTTTAATGTTACAAATTATAATAAAGGTAGATCAGAAGTTGGTACTATTTTAGCAAAAGGTATTAAATGAAAAATATATTTATTGTTTTCTTTATGTTATCTCTTGTATCCTGTGGAAATAACGTAAGAAAAATGATCGGTGCTGACTATGATGAAAAAATAAAAAAGCAAGATGTTAGGATTAAAAAACTAGAGGAGCAAGTTGCGTCAATCAAAGATTCTATTTCCAAAAATAAAGAAGAGATGATTACTTTATCATCAGAACTTATTGAATTAGAAGACATGGTTTTTCAAGGACATACCGCTTTTGAAACTGCTATTAAAGATATAAGGCTTGAAATTTTAGAGTTAGAAACACAGACAGCAAATTTATTGTTGCAACTTTCTGCATTAGAAGGTAAAACTATTACAGAGATTATCGATCCTTGTGGCAATTCCGCAGGTTTTGATGAAGTTCTTTTAAAGACTGGAGATGGTAAGGTTCTTGCTTATTTTGAATCAGGTTCTAATAGATTCTTAGGTTTATTATCTGCTGGAAATTATAGAACTACAGACGGAACTAAATGCAACTTTGCTGTTTCAAGTTCAGGAATGGTGTCTTGGTAAATAATACTGGAGGTATCTATGTTATATATAGAAACAATGCCAAAAGAAAAACTAGTAGAACATATCTCTTTACTTGAGACAAAGATTCAGATATATTCTGAGCGTGATTGGCTTCTTACTCAGGCATATATTTCTGAACTTAAGAAGTGTGACGAGCTATTACTTAACTATATGGTTGAGGAAAAACAATGATTAATAGAATCGGCATAGTAGTTTTGTCTATGCTTTTCGTTTTTATTCTCGGCTTTTTTGTATACAAAACGCTTAAGGTGGATTCTAAATGTTTCCAAGCTGGTGGTGTATTAATCAAGACCACGAATGGTCAATTTTGCATCAAGGAAGATGCTATAATTAAGGAGTAGGTTATGGCAAAATCAAGAAAGAAAATCTTCCCTAAGCCACCTGAAAAATTGAATTCAAAAAATGCAAAGGACTTGGGTAAAAATAGCAACAAAGCGGGCTATGATGCTAGCTTAAAGGCTATTTACAATCAACCTGAGAAAGTTTATACAAAGCCTGAACTTTCTCCACAGCAGCAAAAAATGTTGCGTAACTTGCAGAAAAATTTAGGCTTTACTTACCAAGGTGCATGGTATGAATGATTTAGAGTTAGAGATGGCTAGAAACTATGGTGCTTCCATGTTTCTTCTCTATCATACGCTCAAAAAGTATCGGACTCTAACATTGTCTGGACTTGTAGTTAGAAGCGGATTGTCTGAAACTAAAGTAAGACAATTACTTAAAACTATGAGCGAACTAAACATGATTCAAAGAGGTGGTAACTGGCGAGGTTATGATTATAGCTTGACAGACTGTCTCAATTGGAAGATTCAATGATCGAGTTATTGGGTTACTGTGTTTTATTTTACATAGGGTTAGTGATATTAAGTGAGATATAATATGTTTAAAATATACCAATTCGGAACTAGAAACGACGCTAATGCTAATTATAACTTTGGCTTTGATTTTGATGAAAAGGATAAATCTTTTTGTTCAAGACCTTGGGGGATATTTAATAAAAATGGTTATAGAGACTCAAGAAGCTACTTAACAGATTTTATTGCTTCAACTAGAGGTAAAAATGAATCACATGATTTTAAAACAGAGGATACCAGATGGATGGGCAGATGAAAAATCTTCGTTGCTATTTGTTTGTATAGACGTTAATTCTAAATATAGAACTAACCTATTTGAGAAAGTTAATTGTCCGAATGGAATAGATAACTATTTATTTGTTAATCAATACAATCAAAGCAGATTTCGCTTTGAAAAAAAGGAGAAAGAAAATGACAACTAAAGAAGAAATCAAGGCACTAGAAGCAAAGCTCAAGGAAATGAAGGCTTTGATTCCAACTAAGAGAATCGGAGGATTGACTGTTAAGGTAGGTGATAAAGGGAACCTTCTTATCTACGGATTGAACTCAAGATTTCCAGTTAGCTTGTATGTTAATCAAGCTCAAAAGTTAGCTGATCTTTTTTCGGCTCCTGAGTTAGCCGATTTTATTAATGAAAATGCGGACAAGCTTTCTACTGAGAAGCTGAAAGCCTAATATAAAATGCTAGGTGTCACATACCTAACTCGTAAGGTTACTGACCTCTGTTGTTGGATGACAGGAAAGTAGTTGTGAGGTGACGGCTCGTCACTATTTAGGAGGATTATGATTTACTTCGATCAAACTCCGATCGACGGAAAATATATTTGGCAATCGCATTTAGGATTTAATGTGATTGTTATAAATAAAGATCACAAAAAAGGAACTTGGTATAATTGTGAAAGCAAAAAGACGATGTTAGTCTCGTCTGGTATGTACATTTATACGGAAAAATCTGACTTTAGGTATAATCTTAAAGGGTTAAAAAATGAAGATAGCTCAATACAAGGATGATAAAAGTTGGGTAAAAGGAGCACATCTTAAATTTAGATGTGTACTAAGTGACTATTATACTTGGAAAGATGAAGGAAGAAAAACACCAATTAAACAAGAACGTAAACTAAAAAATGCAACAGAAGATGAGCCAAATAGATTCACTTTTTATACTGGAGATTTAAATGGAAAAAATAACTCTAGCTCAGATACTTGATGAGTCTACTTGTGATGAGTTATATGGTGGAGTTTCTCCTAATAAAGAACTTGAGTTTTATATTAAAAGAAACGATACTTATACAGATGAAATTTGGGATGACGAGGAAGGTGAAGATATTCCTATTGAGATTATGACTCTAGGTAGATTGACTCCTTCTTTTTTCTCAAATAAATATAACATAAATGCTATTCATAGCATACCGACCAATTGTATTGAATTTATTAATCAAATAACAATCCCAGTAGAGATGAGGAAAAATGGAAGAATCAAAAGTGTTCCAGTCAAAAAAGGTATGGAAATTAAATCTATTTCTTCAACTCGAACTCGAAAGAAAATCAGAGCAAGAACTAAAAGAATGGTTCGAGCAAAACGTACTTGAACATGAAGGTAAAATTTGGGGTATTGACTCCAATGAAAATGTAAATAATAATTGACATAACTCGGAGGTATTGTCTATGTCAAATCAAATTAAAGTTGGTTCTGTTATCCGTCTTAATCCATCTATGTTCGCTGAAAATTTCAAACTAGATGGTCATTTCGGTCAGCTAGGTTATGTTGGTATTATGCGTGATTGGCTTTTCAAAGTTCTTAGAACTGATAAGCATAGCTATCATGGTGAAATCATTGAGGTAGAAGTTCTCAATGTTCCAGAGGTTCAAGGAAATCCAATTCTCAGAGTTGCAGATTGTCAACCTGCTGTATGTAAACGAACCATTGCTTATCGAAAGATTGAAGATAAGATTGATGTGAGTCAATTGCAAACAGAGCTTTCACTTCTTCGTCAAAAGCGTGAGCGTTTGGCTCTAAAGTATAAGCCAAATGGTCGGACAATGAAGGCGAACGCTGCTGAGATTGAGAAAATTGAACTCGCCATCTCATCTGCTCTAAATCCAGCAACTACAAAGTTTTATGTTGATAAGCTCAAGCGAGTTGTAGAAGTTGAGACTTCTCTAGCTGACAAAAAAGAAGAGTTAGAGATGCACCTTGCCTCTCTTATCACAGAACAGCGTAGAGCTAATGTTCTAAAAGAGACAGTCAAAGAAGTTCAAGGTGTTAAGGTTCGTAAGTTGGGTGGCATCAATGTTGAATCCAATGTTTATGGTAAAATCTTTGAGCAAGGACTTGTTACTTTTATTGAGCAAAACAAAGTTCCTTCCGATCCAAATAAAAAATATGTTGGTATCGAGATTGAGTGTATCGTTAAGGGTGGTCGTGACAAGCTTAAGAAGAAATTCATCGAAGCTCGCCTTCATAAGTATGTCAATGTTACAGATGATGGTTCGATCAATGTAGATGCACCGAATTATTTCTCTTGCGAAATTCGAGTTTTAGTCTCGGAAGATGAGCTAGAAAATGTCCTAATGCGAATCCAAAAAGTTCTACGGGACAAGGAAATCAATGCACTTGTAAACCGATCTTGTGGATTGCACGTTCATCTCGATCACAGAACTCGAAACGCAGAGACTTCATACGCTGCATTGTTTAACACAATGAGTCTAATGCGTAAAGCTCAACCTGAGTATAGACAGCTAAATACATACTGTAAACCAAATAAAAACTCTTCTTTCAAAGTAACACAGGAGCGTAACGATTCTGAAAGATATAGCGTTATTAACACTCACGCATTTAAGAAGTTCCAAACTCTTGAGATTCGAGTTCACGAGGGTACAGTAAACTGTGTTCAGATTATTAACTGGTGTAAGTTTCTTATCGGAGTAGTGAACAATGCTCAACTTATTACAAAGAAAATGGAGACAATTACGGAACTTTCTTCGGTGGCTCCATCTATCCCTAAAGTTGCTATGGACTACGTTTCATCTCGAATCGATGAGAACGGCAACGAAGAGTTCGAAGCAGCCTAAAATCAAGTTCTTTTATTACAGAGGTTCTGGAGTAGAGATATTCCAGAACACTCTGCTATTGACTCTCAGTCTACCAGACCCGCTATATTCTGACGCTTGTAGTGAAATTACATCTTCTACTTTATACTTAAATGGTATGGTCATATCAAAAGATTATGATATGCTTCAACCAAATGGTTTAAAACAAAAGATAACTCTAAGAAATGGAATTATATCTATTATCAAATTAAACAAAGGAAATTATTGATGTGTCGATTATTACTTATGACAGGTCTTAAGAATCCATCGCTAACTGAAAAATTTATGCTAGAAGCTAAGGTTCCAATGTCTGTTGGTAACAACATGGGAATTGGTTATAGTGCAGTAAAGAATGATGGTAACTTCTTTACTGAGCGATGGCATGATAACGATTTGTTCTTTGATCGAGACGCAATTAGAGATGAGAAGATTGCTAAAGAACTTCTTGCATATAAAAAGCATTTGTCTAAATATACTAACATCGATCAAAACTATTCTTTGTTTGGTGTAGATGTTCCGACATTTGAAAATGTTACGACAGTAACAATGCACACACGTTATGCTACCTGTGGAAAAGAGTTCGCCAATACACACCCATTCGTTGACGCAGATCATTCTCTAGTACATAACGGAGTTATCAGTAACTCTTTTACACTTGGACTTAATAAAATTTCTACTTGCGATTCAGAGGCAGCGTTGCAATCATATATCAATCATAACGTAGGTAAGGATATTTCCAATGCGCAAGCTTGGCTTAACACTCTTTCTGGTTATTGGGCGTTTGGTATTCTTACTCGGGACTCTGACGGCACTCGCATTCTTGACGTTATTCGTAATGATGCGGGGTTATATTATTCACAAATCGAAGGATTCGGAATAGTAATGGCAACGACTACCGACATCATCACATCAACAGCAACAAAGCTCGGACTTGAATTTACAAAACCATCAATGATTAAAGAAAATAAGTTATTCCGATTCAATGCTGTAACTGGTCAGCTTATTTCTCAAACGCAGCTAAATGATTCGGTTCTCAATAGCCGAGGCAATTACTACGGCGGATTCGATTGGGAGCGTATGTCTGGAAAAGCAAGTCAGCCAGAAAAAAAAAGTCAAGCTTACCTTCTACCAATGAATCCTTCAAAACCCTCGAAGAAAGAATCAGAGAGAGAAGAGACTCAGGTATTATCGCAGGTCTCAGAAAGAGAACAGTTCTATAACATCGCCGATCTTTTCGATTTCCTTTATGACGTTGACGAACCATTGATCGATCGACTATATGAGTATGACGCTGAGTTCGGATGTAATTTTTCTTATATGTATGAATGTCTTCCAACTCATCTTCGTCAAGATACTTGGCAGTTCGATGATTTCCAAGATGTTGTAGATGAGATTGAATTTGTATTTAATTCTGCTTATGGAGAAGCTAAAGGATAAATATGAAGATATGTCAATTAAAAAATAACTCTTTCTATAGTAGACCAAGACAATTATTATTTTGGATTAAAAATAAATACGATGATAGGTGGGGGAGTCTTGGATGTGACAGTATTAGTGGTTGGGTTTTTGACGATCAACTTATTGAACTTTATAAGGTGAACTAATATGGAAATCGTTCAGTATAAAATGAGAGACCATTCTCGTCTCATTGTGTACGAATTGTCTTTTGGTAGAATTCTTAATCATATTTGTTTAATCAAACAGATTAATAAAAAAGATTTCTATAATGAATCGATAGAGAAACATCGATATAGTTTCACAGCTAAGTTAGAAGCGAAGGTTAAAAATGAAAACAATGATTGCCTACCATTCTAAATCATCCAACACTGGAAAGCTTCTTCGTCAGATTCTTTCCTGTCCTAGAAAGAAAACACAGCGTCGTGCTAAATTAGATGTTCTTATTCGTTGGGGTAGCTCTGAGGTATTCAATAGGACTACAGCTAGACTAGAACTTAATACAGCAGAGGCGGTATTAAACGCTAGCAATAAACTAAGAATGATGCAATTACTTTCTGCTGCAAATATTCCAATGCCTGTATTTACTACAGAATTAACTAGCATTGATTCAGTAAAAGATACAACTAATAACTACTATATCAGATCGAGACAAGGTGAAGTTCGTTATGGTAATGACTTCAATCCAGTAACAGATCAGTATGCCTCTAAGCCAATTCCAAATAAGAGGAGAGAGTATCGAGTTCATGTCTTCAATTCCAAGATCGTAGCCATTTACGAAAAGATTCCTAATAATATCAATGAAGAAAACTACGAACGACCCGCTTTATTCAAGTCACATAACTGCCACTTTAGTCTCGTCAATCCTACAAGAAGTCGATGTAATGAAGTCGGTCAAAAAATTGCAATTGATGCAGTAAATGCTCTTGGTTTATTATTTGGTGGAGTAGATTTGATTCGAGATAAGGATGGTAACTTCTTTGTTTGTGAAGTAAACTCAGCACCAGGATTGAACTCTAATAATGCCCAGCGTTGGGTAGTTGCAATGAAGGAGTACATCAATGAGAATTTACCAGTTCGACCATAAAGAAATTGGAGTAAATGAAAGAATTAGATTTAAGTTTTTATTACTAATTGGGAATTGCGGAACATCGGTAGAAAATGATAGAAGTATTTATAACTGGTGGTATATTAATAGTTGGATAATGAAACCACCAGTTTGTAGAGAATTTAAATACATAAAGGATTGATATGTTAATTGCACAAAGAAAAAGCTTCGATTTTAATTTCAGAGATTTAACATTTTACAAAGGAAAAAACTTTAACGAATATCTTTATAGCTGGAGTACTAGCGGTCGGTCAAGTCATCGCAGACTTAGAAAAAAAGAAACATACTTCTTCACTAGGATTAAACAATGAATGATAAAGAAAAAGCACAGTTACTTCTTCTCACAATGATGACTCAAGCATTTGGATTATTTTCAGATGCAGCCGCCGAGCTTATGGAAAAAGAGGACGAGCTTGAATTTGAAAAAGACCCATACAATAAAACTATGGACTTGATGAAGAAAGCTTTTTCTGTTTTTGAAAGTGAGTTTGCTAATATAATTAGTGAGCAGAATGAACCTATTAAGCTTATCGAACTTACGGAAGATATATTTGACGAGCTTTCTAGTGAACTTGGAATTGAGTTGGATATGCCAAGTAAACCAGCTAAGAAAGAAGGATTGCATTAATGTTTATTATAAAACAATATAAAGCTATGGCTAAAGAGAAGACAGTATGGTGCTTGCAGTTTGCTTGTTTACAAGAAAAAGTTAGTACATTAAAAACAGGACAAATACTAGCTTCCTATAGCTATGATAAAGAATATAATATATTTTATACAAGGATCAAATGAGATACGTTATTGCTGGAGCAATTATCTTGCTCTTCTTTTGTAAGATTATTGGATTTAGAGTAGCTAATGCCTTGACAAGTTTGGCTTTCTATGGTATTATTTTTTATCTTTCATTTCCAATATTCTGGATTTGGTTATTTATGACCACAAGGTAAAATGAGAAATAAAAAAGTAAAGGAACTATTAAGAGCGATTGAGGATCAAGTTGAGGAAATTCAGCTAAATAGCTCTTATAAATCTTTATCTGCTGAAGAATGTTTAGCCTTTGCTTTTGAGCAAGTTCTAGTTAATTCACCTGAAAAACAAAGTCAAGCATATCTCGCAACTGTTAACAGAGATAAGGTTTTGTTCTGTGTTGGTGAAGATAGATTTGTTGAACTCTATGAAGGAGGTTTTGACAATGACGAGGATTCAATATAAGCCCTTAGATAAAGCCCCAAACATACTTGCATCTCAGCAATTCATTGTCTCTAAAAATACAATCCTACAAGCTCTAATAAATCAAAACGATTTCACTTACAGAATTATAGATCACAATTTGTCAGTAATTATTATAGGTCAAGCTTCCAGTATAAAGCAAGCTAAGATTAATTGTAGAGCTAGACTCAAGGAATTAGGAGTTAAAGTTTATGATGAGATTCGATCAGTGCGTTCGTAAAAGTTCGGAGTTTCACCTCTGTTTTATTTCATACAATAAGGAATTAGATAGAAGTTTTTATAAATATCCTAATAAAAAAACAGAGGACTTAGGCGGATGTTATGTATCCATTGGTTTTATAGTAGAAAGTAAATTCTATAATTTAATATGGAGTAAATAATGATATACATTTTTCAGTATGGTAGCGATGTAGGATATAACTCACTTTCCTTTACTATAGTAAGGAGAAAGGATATTTGGTTTAAGTATAGTAGAAATACTATACATGGTTTTGAGGAAGGAAATATAACTAGACCAGACTATAAAGAATATTTCACAAAGTCAAGAGTAAAATTTGAATATACCTGTCCTTAAATCAACCATCTTTCAATTATATACTGTGCATAGTTGTTATATATCACGTCAAGAAAATGCTGTCAAGTAAAAAATGAACATCGCTTCAATAAAAATTTAAAATCATATTAATTACAGGAACTTACAATGAAGATCATCCAAGTCAATTTTGGACAGTTTGAGCTTATGCTTGATAAGCTTATAGGTGATACTCTTTATTATCAAAATAGAGGTATTATCTATTCGATGCACTATAAATATGATGAGCTAATTGGATATAATCTAATAGGAGTCTTCAATGATTAAAATACTTCAATATATTAAAACGCCTAACCAAAGAGATCAGCTTTGTTTTGACTTTGTAAAAGATGGAATCCTCCACTACTTACAAAACGGAGTTCCTAGAAGTCACAGTACAGTGTCTTCGAAGTTTTTAGATCATGTTGAAATTGGAGACTTCAATGCTTAGAATTTCTCAATATAAAAACACTAATGATATGTGTGGTCAAGACCTTTTCTTTATTACATGGAATGGAGAAATAACATCATTTCCTAGATATAATGGAACAACTGGATATGCATCAATAGATTTTAGTAATCAATTTAAAGATAGCTATACAAAAATCTGGGGAGATTGATGAGATATAAAATCGTGCCAGTAGGATCGATCCTTTCAAAGAATACTATTGACTTTGTAGAAAAGTGGCATTACTCTAAGAGTTGTAGATCAATGAAACAAAAGGAAGTTTTTCTTTTGTTGAGCGAATTTGGAGAACTTTGTGGGGTAGCTATCTATGGTCAGCCTTGTGGGGCAAACTGTGACATGAACGATTTAGAGCTTCGTAGATTCTGTTTAATTGACGATACCCCGAAGAACACAGAGAGTTTCTTTCTAGGTGCTACTCTTAGACACTTAAAGAAAAAGAGATATACTAGAGTTATAACATTTGCTGATCCAAATAAAGGTCACCAAGGAACAATATATAAAGCAACTAACTTCAAGTTCGATGGCTTAGAAAAGAATAATGCTAGGGTTGTAAAGTGGGGAGATAGATACTACCATATTAGACAGCTATATCAAAAGAAAGATGGTGAGTACTCTAAAGACGCTAAGAGAATTCAAGATGCAATTAAAAAAGGCGAAGCATCTGTTTTAAAACAAGAAAGAAAATTACGATATGTATATGAATTGAGGTAGTATATGCATAAACCAATTACGCTAACAGATGAAGAAATTGAAAAGCTTTTTTCTGGTACTAAGTGGGACAGAGAATACGATCCTTACTATATCAACCCAGATGATTGGGGATATTTTGAACTAGAAGAAACTCCTAAATGTAAGCACGAATGGTACGAAGATTCTTATTTCAGTAATAATAAATATATAACCTGTCGCAAATGTCAGGCTAAAAAGGAAGAGGTTGATAAATGATCTTATTTCAAAATCGATATAGTTGGTTAAGTAATTTATTAAAGCAAGGTATAGACCTTAAATTTTCAGTAATAGAAAAAGAAAAGTTTGAAAATCAAGAGTGGCTTTTAGACAAAGGAGCATTTAAATATGAAATCTAAATTTTATACAATTGGTGAAAGAATTAATAAGTTCGACAACTTAGAAGTCCAGACAGTTGGAACATTCAATGAACTATTTCCTGAGTGTAAGGTAAAAGACTTCAATGATTTAAGACCTTTAGAAATTCTAGAACCACATTCAAATAACTCTAGAGTATTGAATATTGATGGTAATAAAGTAATTCATAAGATGTATGAGAATTTACTTTACAACGTCAATCGAGATGAGTATAATGAAACAGAGGAAGATGATATTATGGGACATCCAGTATGATTGAAATTACACAATATATGTTGCCACTCGATAAATCGGAATATCACTACAACTTTGCTATTTACATTTCAGAGGAAAATAAAACATCAGAAAAGGGATACTCCTGGGAAGGTAGACATATAATTGAAAAAACAGATTCAGGTTCTGAGTTTGTTAATTTCAGGGCGGTTACAAAATGATTAAATTTCAACAGCTAACATCTAAATATGATTATTGTTTTATTTCCTATAACTCTTTAACAAATATTCATAAAGACTGGTCTATTTCAAGACAAAAAGAAAGTGTAGTTATGGGACCACATTTGTTCGAGGATTACCAAATGGATTCTGTTCAATTTCAATGTGAATCAAATATAGAGGAGAACTAAATGAGAAAAGAATTAACTGTCTATGTTAATACAAATGAAGAAGGCGAAGAAGTAATTGTTCAACGAGTAACAGAAGACCCCGACTTCCTTCTTTTGCGATTAGGTCAAGGTCGTATGGTTGTCAATAAAGCAGAGCTACTAGAAGCAATTTCTAGCATTGAATATTATTCTGCTGCTTTTGACAACGAAAAGAAAATGAAGGAACAGAAAGCTAAGGTTGAGGCTAGTAGAAAAAATGTAACCGTTGTTAATATTGAAAAACCAAAGCCAGTTAAGAAATCAGCTTCGAAAGAAGAAGAGGGTACTATCATCATGGATGAAGATTTCACTAGAGGTCCAACAGAATCAGAGCTTGCTTTGAAGAAAAAAATGGAAGAACTTTTAAGTAATGGTGATGGCTAAATAAGTAACATTGGAAAATGAATTATGAATATCTTTTTACTTGCAACTTTAGCTAGTGTTGTGTTATATTATGGAGGAAGAGTTGCACTAACTCTATATGTCTCGGCACTGAAGATTGATTTAAGTAAGCCTGGATTTGTGGTAACTGGCGTTATTCCAAATCTATTAGCTGTTCTTATTTTGCTTGGATTTGTTGGAATGTGGATTAACTCGGCTCTTCTAATTGCTTATCTAATTAAACCATATCTATAAGGAGAACTGTGAATAAGTCTAATCGTCTATTGTCAGAAATTGTTGCATATCGTACATACGCTAAACATTTAAATCATTTGAATCGACGAGAGACTTTAGAAGAAACATTGAATAGAAACCTTCATATGTTTCTTGATAAATACCCAAAGCTAAGTCGAGATATTCTTAAAGCTGGTAAACAACTACATGACTTTAACGTAATGCCATCTATGCGTTCCCTACAGTTTGGAGGGGAAGCTATCTTTAGAAATAATGTCCGACTATTTAACTGTTCATTTGCAAACATTACATATCCGCGTATCTTTGCGGAAGCTTTGTTCCTACTACTATCAGGAACTGGCTTTGGATATTCAGTACAAAAACGTCACGTAGGACAACTACCTACTGTACGTCAACCAAAAGAGGAAGGAATCTATGTTGTTCATGACTCCATTGAAGGCTGGGCTGAATCGCTTAACCAACTTATCTCCGCATATCTATTCGGTGCTATTAGACCTGTATTTGACTTCAGCAGAGTCCGTCAGAAGGGTTCTTATCTTGTAACTACTGGAGCAAAAGCTCCTGGACCTGAGCCTCTTAAAGCAATGCTTGAAAAAGTAGAAGCTATTCTAAAGAAAGCGGTAGGAAGAAAGCTAACAACTCTAGAAACTCACGATATGATTTGTCTGATTGCAGACTGTGTACTATCTGGAGGTATTCGTAGAGCAGCACTTATCGCTTTATTCGACAGAGACGACAATGATATGCTAACATGTAAGCATGGTAACTGGTGGGAGCGTCATCCTCACAGAGCCAGAGCTAACAATAGTGCAGTATTACCAAGACACGAGGTTACTTATGAAGAGTTTAAGCACGTTTTTGATATGTGTATTGCTTCTAACGCTGGCGAACCCGGTTTTGTATTCACTAATGATATGGATTGGGGAACAAACCCATGTGCAGAGATCGGTCTTCGATCGAATCAGTTCTGCAATCTTACCACTACAAATCTAACTGGCATCAAGAATGACAAAGACTTTCACAATCGTGTATATGCAGCCGCACTTCTGGGAACTCTCCAGGCTGGCTTCACTGATTTCCCTTATCTTTCAGAAAGATGGAGAACAGTTACTGAACAAGAAGCACTTATTGGTTGCTCCTTCACTGGTATCGCGGATTCCCCCGGGTTATCTGCCGATCAGCTCCAAGCTGCGGCTAGAACGGTACTTGAAGTCAACGAAAAATATGCCCGCAAAATTGGTATCAATATCGCCGCAAGAACTACTGCTATTAAGCCTGAAGGAACGGCTTCTTGCGTTCTTGGGTCTAGCTCGGGAATCCACGCTCGCCACAGTGAGTATTACTTGCGTCGTGTACGAATGAATAAAGATGATGAACTTGCTCGATATTTGAGTAAAGTTATCCCAGAGCTAGTAGAGGCTGACATTTTTAGTCCAAGTGGCGTTGTAGTTACTATCCCACAGGAATCTCCAGCAGGTGCAATTACTCGTCATCAAGAGTCAGCTCTTAGTCTCTTCGATCGAGTGAAACATTAC